CGTAGAAGGACGCATAATCCGTAAGGAGTGCGGCATTGGGGTCGTCGGTCAGACGGCGGACGACACAGGACGCAAGCAGGTTTGCGGAGTGTTGTCACAACCCATTTCGGTGGAACCCAATGTGTACGCACAAGAGCTTAACAATGCGGTCATGGCGATTGAAGAACGCATTAACAAGAAGCAACGTCCTTACGCAGGGAGTGCAGCTGATGAGTTGAAGATCAAGAGGATGGTACATCAGGCAATACACGGCAAACGCAATTCACCTTTCTCTGCGAAGAAGGTGATGGATCTGATTCACACATTGGTCTACGAGGAGATCAAGTCCAAGAAGTGGACTGAAACACGTGTGTCAGAAGCGATTGAAAGTTTGTGCCGAGAAATTGATCCTCAATTTAAGTTGAAGTCTTCAGTAAAACTTGAGCCAATGCCCGAAGAGAAGGCCCCACGTTTATTAATAGCTGACGAGGACCGGGGTCAAGTGATGGCACTCATGACTATTTACTGTATCGAGACGCTCATCAAGAAGCACTTCCCAGAGAAGGGAATTAAAGGCCTTTCGAAGAAGGATGCCATCAAGCGCGTGATGAAGGCTTGTAGGGTACCACGGAAGGTCGCGAAGAAGTTAGTGACTGTCTTCGAGGGGGATGGGAGCGCGTGGGATACGACTTGCAGTGCAAGTATCCGCGAGCTAGTGGAGAACCCTGTGATCAACCATGTTGCCAACATGGTTAACGGGTTCATGTACGCCACACCTGAGACGTGGGCAGACGCCCACGCATCCCTTTGCGCCCAGGAGAAACTTGACATCTCCTACACGAAGAATAAGGAATATCAGAAAGAGACCATCAACGCAATCAGGAGGAGTGGCCATCGTGGCACATCCTGTTTGAATTGGTGGATGAACTTCGTGTGTTGGCATTGCGCAATTTTCGAGGATCCCGAATTGTTCCTTGATCCCACCCATCGCTATGGGAAGGATGTCACGGGGACGAATCGGTGGATGAACAGTGCCTATGAAGGCGACGACTCGTTTCTGG